AGATTTGGTATAATAGTTGTACCAACCAGAGGAGGAAAAACATTCATTGCTTCGGAGATATTGCGTATATTCCTTGATACAGATAAAGGAAACTTTTTGTTTATTACAGATAATACAACTTTGTTTGCTCAAGCGGTTAATGATATCAAGGAATATTTTCAGTCATACGGAGGAATTGAAATTGGAGAAATAAGAGCTGGAGTTGTAGATATTTCAAAACGTGTTACTGTAGGAATGATTCAAACAATTCAAAGTACATTGTCTGTTCGTTATAAAGATATAAATAAAAAGAAAGAATTAGAAAAATATTTTAAGGAATTAAGATTTTTATGTGTTGATGAGATACATGATAATTGTTCCGATGCTAAATTGAAAACTTATAAAAAAGCAAAGAAACTGGAATATCAACTTTGCCTTTCTGCTACACCGTATCGTGCCGGAGCATTGGTTCAGAATTTGAAGCTAAAAGAATGGAGTGGAGACGTAATTTATAATATTACTGAAAAGAAATTAAGAGATAGGAAGGTACTATCAGACTATCGGGTGTTTATGTTATTAATTGATCATAATGATATTGAATATGATGTAGAAGTGGAAGATTACAATGGATATCGTAAAGAGTTGATATTTAAAAACAAATTAAGAAATCAAATACTTATTTCGATTATAGAAATTCTTCGTGAATTAAATTTAAAGACTTTGGTGCTTTTTCAAAATATAGAGCATGGACGCAATGTCGAAAATATTACAGGGATACCTTTTATCAGCGGTAAGAATGATAGTGAAGAGAGAGATAATGCCAAAGAAAAATTTTTAGAAGGTGAAGGAGGTTTTTTGTTAGCATCTAATATATTCAAAAAAGGTGTAACTCTTTCGTCAGTGCAAGTTTTAATTAATGTAGATGGTGGACTTGAAAACGCTAATACAATTCAAAAAAAAGGTAGGGTGTTAGGAGCCACAAAAACAAAGAATAAAAGTTTGATTATAGACTTCTTTGATTTATACGATGCATATTTTTCTGAACATTCTGAAGCAAGGTTAAATACTTATATAGAAGCTATCGGAGAAAAACGTGTGGGGATACTTGATACTTCTATTGATGATTGGAAGGAAACAATAAAAAGATGGACAATAAAGTGGTTCGAAAAAGACAAAAATTATTCAGATATGCAGTAGATATCTTTATAGAATTGTTGCAACAGGTTACAAAAAGGAAAGTAAATTATAAGTGTAATAATTCTGATATAGCGTGTTGGGATAATTTCATGGATACTTTTTCAGATAGAATAGGAGAAGAATTTGTTAGAAAGTTTCTTGAATACGGAATTCAAAGTTGGTTCAATGATAGTAGTGAAAAAGATTATTCTCACCAAATAAGATTTAATTGGATTTTTGGTAAAACAGCTATTGAACGATGGAATAAATGTGATATTGCTACAAATGTGTATATAACAAGGATTGGATTAAAAAAAAATCATAAAATAAATGTATTAAAAAAAGAAACAAAAATTGATGAAATAGTAATGAGCATTCGTCCAGTTGAAGAAAAATTCAAAGGAGAATATCATAATACTAAAAGAGGACTATTGTGGTGCGTTGCTAATACAACGTTATATTTTCATAAAAGTTCTAAATGTGCGACTTGTTTATTTAAAAATGAATGTAAGGATATTCTAAAACAGGAATATCCTAAAATATATTTGAAACGAGGATATGGCGAAAAATAATGTTTTAACAAGTAATTTTGTAATTGAATTATTCGCAGCAGCCTTTGAAAGAAGGACTGTGTTTGAAATAGCAAGGCAATATTTAAAGTTTTCTTATTTACAGATTGATTCTGAAAAGAAAATTTGGCAATGGGCTGTAAATAAATATGATAAAACAGGTAAAGTTCCGACTTTAGGACAAATTCAGCAACAATTTTCTGATGATGAAAAAGTGCTTGAAAAGTTAGAAGAAATTTCTGATGTTGAAATTGATGAAAAAGGAGGTCATGAATTAATAATAGATACTTTTGAGACTTTTATCAAAAAGATGAAGTTTCTTGAAGCTAATGATCTTATTGCTGACGTTTATAATAGAGGTGAAAAAGATAAAGCGTGGAATTTATTTGTAAAATATGCCGAAGACTTTGGAAAGTTTTCTATAAAAGATGCTAAATTTGAAACTGTATTTTCTGACTTTGCCGAAAGACAAGCAAAACGTAGAAGCGAAGATTGGAAATATAGATACAAGATACCTACTGTAATTGATGAACTTGATTATCGTCTTGGTAAAGAAAATGGTGGTCCGGAAACAGGAGAATGTGTTCTTTGGTTGGGAGATTCTGGAGCTGGTAAAAGTCAAGTCTTGGTTCACGTTGGAGTTGCTGCTGCAAGACAAGGATTTAGAGTTGCTCACTTTCAACTTGAAGGTACTAAGGAACAATGTTTAAATCGTTACGATGCCGCTTGGACTGGTACACTTTATCAAGATGTCAAACTTGGTAATATTTCTCCTAAGAAAATGGAGGTTTCAAAACGTATTATAAAAAAACTTCGTAAATCTGACATTATTGTTTCTTCAGAAGAAAGTTTTAATGCTAAAACTTTAGTTGATATTCGTAAGGAAGTCAAAGAAATGGAGAAACTGTATGGTAAGATTGATGTTATAATTATAGACTATTTAGAATTGTTAGAAGTAGGCGATGGACATAATTACACGCCAGGAGAAGAACGTTTTCGGCAAGCTAAACTTGCAAAAGGAATGAAAATGCTTGCGATGGAATTTAATGCTGTTGTTCATACAGCTACTCAAAGTTCAAACATTCCAGAAGAACAAAAGAATGATCCAGAGTTCGTAATTACTCGTGCTCAATTAAGTGAAGATAAAGGAAAAATTCGTCCATTTGATATTTTTATAACTATTAATCAAACAAGAGACGAAGCCAAAGAAGGTATAATGAGATTACACACTGATAAAATAAGAGAATATAAGAATGGAGATCCTATTTTAATAGCAAATAATTTTGAATATGCAAGATTTTATGATCGTAAACGAACCATGGAGATAAATATGAATTTAGAATAATATGAGAAGATCAAAAATGATAGATGATTCAGATTTGAAAGATTTATTGATAAATCCTAAATTAAACAGAAGCGGTCAATATGTGTGCGATTGTATTTTTTGTGGTAAAGAAGGACATATGTATGTCAGTAAGGAAACTCAACTTTTTGATTGTAAGAAGTGCGGTGAGCACGGAAGTATTTATAAATTATTAAAACAACTTGGTAAAACTTATCTACTTGGCGGATCTACTATTGAAATTCGTGATACTATTCAGAGTCTTCGTAATATGTTAGAAAAAGAGTTGGAGAACGATGAGGTGACGTTAAAAGAACTTCCTTTAGTAAGTATGCCTGCAGGATGGAAAATTTCGTTAACAAGCACTGCATATTTAAAAAATCGAGGCATAACGCCTGATGATTGTAAGCGTTATAATATAGGAGCTACTAAATTGTTTAAAAAATATGAAAATTATGTTTTAATTCCTGTTTATGATAATAAAGAAATAAAAGGTTTTGTTGGAAGATATGGTTCTAAAAAAGTTCCCGATAATAAATTGAGATACAATAATAGCGCAGGAACGAAATTTTCAGAATTATTATTTGGTTATGATGAAATAACAGAAAATACTTCGACAGTTATTTTAGTTGAAGGAATCTTTGATAAAATTTCTGTCGATAAAGTATTAAGACTTTGGGATCAAGAAGAAATAAAATGCGTATGTACATTTGGGAAAAAGATATCGTTTGAACAATCTAAAAAATTAAGATTAAAAGGAATTATAAATATCATATTGATATATGACTTTGATGCTATTAAAGAAATTAGAAAATACGGTTTGGAGCTTGAAAATTATTTTATTACAAGTATAGGTTATACAACAAAAAAAGATATAGATGAATGTAGTGAAGAAGAAGCATTAGAAGTTTTTTCTCATTTACAAAGACCAAAAGATTTTAATATTGATGTGATTGGTAAACTTAAAAAATAAAAAATATGGTAGCAAAAACAAAAAACCTTTCAGTAGCAGAATATTTTATTGCTATACAAAAAGAATATTTGATTGCTGAATTTAGAAAAAAAATTTATTTCAGTCCAAATGATAAAATGTATTATCAAAAGGTTATGAATTTTAAAGTTGAAAAAATTAAAAACATAGCGGATAGAAATCATTTAGATAGCATATTAAATAATTCATTTAAAATGGAAGAATTAAAAAATGAATTGTTTGATAAATTAGGAAAACCTAAATTTGAAATGAATAAAACAGATTTAGAAAATTATTATGCTAAGGGTAATGATTTTTCATTTAGGGGAGATATTTGGATTTTAGATCAAATAAATGAAGATGAAACTTTGACTCTTTATTCTCCAAAGTTACAAAAGTATGAAATTGCTAAAAAAGATGAAGTCTGTAGAATACTATAATTTTTTTTTATATTGAGATTATACACTTATTTATAGAGTTTTCTGGCTATTTTATTTAAAAAAGATTAAATCTTTGATTTTTTACCAAAAACTTTATAAAAAAATTTTGTTTTGGTGAAAAAAAGTATTATCTTTACTTCAGAATTACCAAATCGTAAATCAAATCGTAAATCAAATCGTAAATCAAAATGGGAAAAGAGATTAAAATGTCAGAGAAACTCTACTATAGATATGAATATCTTGCTAATAAATATGCCAGCAAAATATTTTCGTATGAAGAGTTGTCATTTGAATTCGATGATTTAGTTCAAGAATTCAGAATAAAGATATTTACATCCATAAAATCTTATGGTAAAAGATGGGATAAATATCGTAACAATGAAGCGTCAAAACCTGTTCCAATTCGTTTTTATCTCGAAGCTGCTTGTTCCAATAAGATGAGAGATTTCATGAAATACATAAGCAGAGAAAATTATAAAACACGGATTGATGATATCAATTATGACTATGGAATTGAAGACGATACGAATATTGTTCCAGAAAAAAATAAGTTTTTTGTAAATGGTATTGATTTATTGGAAGGTTTATCTGGTAAAGAAAGATCTGTATTTAGCCTTTTTTTGAGAGGTTACAATAGAAAAATCATCAACAAAGTTTATTACAATAAAGAAGAGGAAAAAATAAAAAAACAAGTGATTGATAATGGAGATGAACCATTTACTGTAATAGATATAATAGAGATGCAAAAAAGTTATCTTATAAAAAAATATGGCAATGATTTACTTCAAAAGCGTAAAGTTTATTCAAGTTATAATTTAGATGAAGATTGATTGAGGGCTTAATAAAGTAGTATAAACAAATTTTTAAATCGTAAAAAAATGGCAACTAAAATGAATGCAACAATTGCAAAAAGAGTGAAAACATTAGGAATTAATGTTAAAACTGAAGAAGAAGCACGTGAAAAACTTATTGAAATTCTCGCCAGTAATGGAATTGATGGTATGGATGATGAAGACATCGATACATTGATTGAAATCGCTGAATCTTTTGTAGAAGATGAAAATAATAATGATGATTCTTCTGAAGAAGATGAAAATGATGAACTTGCTAAAGAAGTTATGGAAGAAGAAAAACCTGTAAAAAAATCTTCAAAACCTGCTGTTAAAAAAGTAGAAGTAGAGGACGAAGAAGAAGACGAGGAAGAAGAAGATGACGAAGAAGATGATGAAGATGAAAAACCTGTAAAAAAATCTTCAAAACCTGTTGTTAAAAAAGTAGAAGAAGACGAGGAAGAAGAAGATGACGAAGATGAAAAACCTGTAAAAAAATCTTCAAAACCTGTAAAAAAATCTTCAAAAATTACTAAAAAAGTAGAAGTAGAAGAAGAAGATGAAGATGAAAAACCTGTTTTAGCTTCTAATGTAAAAGTAAGTAAAAAATCAGTTGAAAAAGTTCCTGCTAAAAAGGTAGTTGAAACTGGAAAAACGGATAAAAAAAGTATTGTGAAACTTGATCCCAAAAACAATGAAGAAGATAGAAAAGCATTTAAACCTTTACATAAATTATTTCCGGAAAGTGAATATGTGTATAATTGGATATCGAAGTCTGGAGTTACTATCAAATATAAAGGCAAAAATTCTAATCGTTCGTTAGTCCTTATTGAAAATTGTTTGATTCAAAAAGACGATTCAATAAAATGCACCCTTTATTTTTTGATTTTCACAAAGTCTAAAGAACCTCTTGATAAAGCCGGAATTGAATATGAAGTTTGTTGGAGTGGTGCTCCCTTTATTAAAGGAATTACGCTTTTAGAAGCAATTGAAATTATTACTGGTTTTATGGGAGAAATTACTGCTACTGTTCAAAAAATAGACAAAAAACTCGGCGAAAATCGTAATAAAATGGAAGAAAATTTGAACAAAAAACCTGTTGCTAAGAAAATTTCAAAAAAGAAATAAGTAACATTTGTAAATATTAAAAGGAGGATATGAAAATATCCTCTTTTTTTATTTATACAAAGTTATTTATTTAGGTTATAAATAAAGACTGAATTAGAATAATAACAAAAATAAAATTGAAATTATGAACATAGACTTTGATTTAAATAATGTATTTATGCCTGAACTTGGTGTAGTTAGAACGGAAAATTTTTCAGGAATGTATCCTGTAATTAATCATTATATTTTTACCCAAAAATCTTATGAACCAAGTCGTGATGGTAAAGTAAAAGAAATACTTGATTTTAAAACACAATTGATAAATCCTTATCGCAGATGCGTAGGAGGTTATAAAAGAAATATAAATATTTTTTTCCTTTTAGCAGAAGCCATATGGATTGCTTTAGGAAAAAAAGACGCATATTTTCTAACTCTTTTTAATAAGAAAATATCCGATTTTTCTGATGATGGTAAGACTTTTCACGCTCCTTATGGTTATCGTCTAAGACATTGGGGGATAAGAACTGAAGATTCATTTGTTGATAATTTGAATGCTTCAAAGGGATATGATCAAGTCATTGATGCTATTAAATTATTTTCAGAAAATCCTAATACAAGACAGGTTGTTATGTCTATTTGGAATCCTAATTTTGATTTGGGATACAAAACAAAAGATATACCTTGCAATGATATATTAATGTTGAAAATAAGGAATGGAAAATTAATTACTACCATTCAGAATAGAAGTAATGATTTGCATTGGGGGTTGCCAACTAATATATTTCAATTTAGTTTTTTGACGGAAATTATCGCTGGATCTTTAGGAATTGAACTTGGAACTCAAACGCATAATTCTCAAACTCTTCACATATATGAATGGAATGATATTGCTAAAAGTATGAGTGATTTATGGATAAAAAAATATAAAGACGACAAGGTAGTTGGAAATATGTATGAAGATTGTGATGCTGAAGAAAAACATATAGATTTTAATTTTAGCCATGAAATACCTGTAAATCGTTTTAGAGAAATTGAATATAATCTTCAAATTATAATTAATAATCTTATTAAGATATCAAAAGGAGAAGATGAGATACAAGACGAAATTGAGCAATTAGCAACTTTTTCTAATTATCTTTATAGTTCTTATAGACTATTAAAGATTTATTTAAAATACAAGGAAAAAATGACTGATTCAATGACTATTGCAGAAAAAGATGATGAAAGATATTGCGCTTTTTTTGAAATAGAAGATTTAGAATCTGAAATGGGATATGATGATTTTAATTGGGATATTTCAATGCTTGCTAAGAATTTTTTTGCGGCAAGGTTGTTTAATAAAATGAATCATAAATATTTAGGTAAATTATAAATATGACAGATACTTTAGCAAAGTGGATAGAAGAAAATAAGTTGATAATATCAGAGTCAAAATTAAACAATTGTGATATTATTTCAATAGAAGGAATTGGTGATTTTCTTTATTTACATTCATTTGAGGGAAAAATAATTGATGAAGATTTTTCATTTATACTTTCGGATGAAGAATTTGATATATTAGACGAGAAAAAAGTAAATTTTGTTTTGTTTGAATTCGGAACTAAATTCTATTATTCAGGATTAAAACAAGATAAAAATAAGTATAATGAAATTATATACAAGCCGGAATTTAATGATTTTAAATATCTTGGCAAAACAAGTGAACCGTTTATAATGGATTTTGCCCATATAGGCATTCATACAGAATATGAGATTATGAATGGTTCTGGTTCTCCCGAATTGTGGATTAAAAAGGGTTCTTTTCTTGGTTGTAAGGCGCTTGGAATTTGCGATAAAAATAGTATGGCTGGCACTCTTTCTTTTCAAACTTTTTGTGAAAAAAAGGGGATTAAATCAGTAATTGGAGAAACAATATCTGTTGCTAAAGAATATTCAGAGGGAAAGCAAAATCAAGAAACATTTGAATTAAAAATGTATATCTTGAATTATCAAGGATGGAAAAATTTGTTACTTATAAATAAAGCTATAAATGTTGATTATAATGGTTTTATTCCGGATACATTACTTTATACACTCGGAAAAGGATTATGCTGTGTAGTGCCTAAGGAAAGCGAATTAAATTATATTAAAGATAATAGGAAAGAAGTAATAAAACTTATAACTAAATACAATAAAAGTTTTGATAAAGTATATTATCAGATTGACACTGTTAAATTTACTTCTAAACAGTTGTTTAAAAAACATCTTGAAAATATAAATACATATTTGTGTAATTATCGCAAATTGTTAAAGCCTATTTTGATAAATGATTCATATTATCTTGATAAAGAAGAAAGTGAGCTTAAAACATTATTAAATAAAATCAATAAGAAAGTTTCTCCGGAATCAGAAGATCAATATTTCAAAAGCGTTGGAGATACCATTAATTCTTATTCAGAATGGATTGAAGATGTAAAACCTTTATTTGAAGTAATAACAACTGGCATATTAAATGCTTCTGAATTAGTTGACGATATAAAATTCAGGATTAATACAGGAGAAAGAAAATTACCTCATTTTGAAGTAAAAAATGTTGAAGAATTATTTTTTAAGGAATTAGAAAAAGGTGTGAATGAAAGATTGGCGGATTTAGATCCTAAAGAACTTGAAATTTATTTGAAACGAATAGAAACAGAGTGCAATGTTATAGTTCCTAATGGATTGTGTGATTATTTTATGATCCTTTGGGATGTAGTGCAATGGTGTAAAAAGAATGATATAAATGTAGGAACAGGGCGTGGTTCGGTTTGCGGTAGTCTTGTAGCTTATTGTCTGTATATTACAGATGTTAATCCATTGAAATATGATTTGCTTTTTGAACGTTTTTTAAATGAAACTCGTGTTTCAGGAGAGCGTTCAAAATCAGCCGACTCAATGCCAGATATAGACATAGATTTTCCAACGCAATATAGAGATGATGTGAAAAATTATATCAAAGAAAAATATGGATATGATTACACTTGTTCTATTGGAACATATACAAGAATGAAATTAAAAACTTGTATAAAAGATTTTGGTAAAGAAAAAGGATTATCTTTCGATTATACGAATAAATTGACAAAAGATATAGATGATCAAATTGAGTACACCTGGGGAGATTTAATTGAGTATGCTACAAAATCTAAGAGTTTATTCAAATTTGTTCAAGAATATCCGGATATTGTTCATCTAACAAAATACGCTTTATTGCTCCCTAAGTCAGAATCTGTTCATCCTTCAGCAGTTGTTATAGTTCCTAAGTTTAGAATTGATGAAAGTCATGCTGATATAAATCTATGGGAATGGATGCCTATCAAGAAAATTGATGGTGTTCTTGTATCCGAATGGGAAGGTAAATACATTGATAAATCAGGATTCTTGAAAGAAGATATTCTCGGTTTATCTCAGCTTGATAAATTTAAGAGTATATTGACTTTGATAAAAAAGAATACTGGTAAAAATATAGATGTTAATAAAATACCTTTAGACGATGAGTCGACATTTAGATATTTCAAAAGAGGATGGAATGAAGACGTATTTCAGTTCGGTACTACTGGTTTGATGAATTATTGTCGACAAGTTAAACCTGATACACTTGAAGAACTTATAGCAATGACTGCTTTATTTCGTCCTGGTCCGATGGAAATAAATGCTCACGCAGATTTTGCTGATATTAAGAACGGAAAGAAAAAACCTTCTTATGATTTTGGTATGGAAGAAATTACCAAAGAAACGTTTTCATTGTATGTGTATCAAGAACAAATTATGAAGGCTGTAGTTGTAGGAGGATTAACGGAAGTCGAATCAGATATTCTTCGCACTACTATAAAAAAGAAGGATGTAAAAACATTAAGTTCGTTTGGAGAAAAATTCCAAATGGGATATTCAAAATTTCTTGAAAATAATGGAATTGAAAAACCAAAAGAATATGCTAATAAAGTTTGGAATAAGTTACTCGCTTTTTCAGGATATGGTTTTAATAAATCCCACGCTACTGCATATTCAATTATGTCTTATTGGAGTCAATGGTTTAAGGTAAATTATCCATTAGAATTTTGGACAACTGCATTACAATTTTCTAAAGAATCAGAAGTAACATATAGACTTGCTGAATTAAAGAAAACTGGAGTGGAAATTGAAATTCGTCCTCCAGATATTAATTTTTCTGACATCAATTTCACGTGTGATCCGAAAGAACAACGTATTTTCTTCAGCTTGATGAAAATAAAAGGAGTAGGCGAAATAGGAGTCCAGAATATTATAAATACAAGAAACGAGGGTGGTCAATTTTATTCATTAGAAGAGTTCCTAAGCCGAGTACCTTCAAAGGTTAATAAAACGGTTGTAAAGTGCCTTATTATTGCTGGAGCGTTTGATTTATTAGAAAATATTACTAATCCAAGAGATAGAAGGAAACTTTTGGTTAAATATTTGGACATGAAAGGAGACGTTATGCCAGAAGAGTATAATGTTGAGGATGCTAAAACTAATGCTTTTTGGATATTAGAACAAAAACGTTTGACTGGTTTTGGTGAAGTTGATTATGAAAATATGATTCGTGAATCTATACCAAATAAAAGAATCGCTAAAATCTATATTAATGATTCTGAATTTTTAATTACTAAGGAAAAAACTGAAGTTGCTGTAGCAGGTAAATTAATATACTACAAAGAAAAAGAAATTAAGAGCGGAACCATGTGTACTTTAAACATAGATTGTAATAATACAATAATTCCTGTTCTTATGTGGCCTGATGCTTTTGAAAAAATAGGAGAAGAAATTTCTAATCTAAAGGGGTGTATTATTGCTGTAAATGGAATAGTAAAGAATGACAAATTCAAAAATGAAAAGAAAATAATTAGTAACAATAGAACAAAGTTATATGTAATATCCGATCATAAAAATAAGATTGATAATTTTTTAAGATCAGAAAAATAGTAATCATAAAGTTATGAAAGAATTTGTAAATAAAATTGTGACACTTGATAATATCAAGCAATGGGAAGAAAGAGATAGCGTTATAAAAGAAAGCGTATCTCAACATTCATTCAAAGTATCTGCAATATGTGTTTTTCTTTTGGAAAATATTCCTGACTTCCCAAATGAGTTTTATGATTTTAAACTTAAATGCGTAGAATATTCTATCTTGCATGATTTTGATGAATCAATTCTTGGTAGGGATATAAGTCATGCCATTAAGTATAATGATTTTAATGGATCAGATATTCGTGAAAATCTTGATAAATTTGTTGAACATAAATTAGAATTAATGAAATTAAAATTTTTGTTTGATAAATTTAATGATAAAGATGTAAAAATTTTTTGTAAGTTGTGTGATTGGATTGGACTTTATACTTTTATAACAAGAAATGAAAAAATGGGTGTAAAATCGTTTAAATCTGAAAAAGTGTATTGTTTAAAAAACATAGAAATAAAAAGAATTGAATCTGAAGAAATATTGAAAAATAGTTTCGGAATCAATTTTAATTTTGAAAATTTAATAAATAATTTAATAAAATAATTATGGAGAAAATAGCAATGACAAAAGAAAGCGTTGATAAAATATTCAACTCAGTAGGCGAAATTCTTGTAAAGAAGAATGCCGATTATGGCGGAGCTTCGTTTGATTTAGGAATTAATGGTAATATGGTTCATATTTGGGATAAAGCAAGAAGATATAGAAGTCTTGTCGAAAAACAAATGAAAGGAGAAAATCCTAATTTTGAAAGCATTGAAGATACATTGAAAGATATAATTGGATATGCTGTAATTGGTCTTCATATTTTGAAATCCGATAATGAATAATAGATATGGAAAAGAAAATAATTAAAATTGCGGATAAATCATATAAATTATTGTTTGATAATTTTGATGAAGAAATGGAAATTGATTCTCTATTGAAAATTGATTATTCAAATTTAATAGGAGAATTGATCACTTTTCCAGTAATTGTTAATAGATTTGGAAATCTTCTTGCTGAAGCTGAATCTCAGGTTTCAGAAGCTAAATTAAATTTGGAAGTTTTTGAAGCTAAAACAAAAGAAAAATTGAGAATTGAATTAGCCGAGCAAAATGGAGGTAAAAATCCAACGGTTGAAAATCTCAATAATGCTGTTGTTAGTAGTAATTCTTATCAAGCAATGAGAAAAAGAATGATTGAAGTTCAAAAGAATAGAGATTATATTAATTCAATATTTTGGTCAGCAAAAGATAAATCTGAAAAGCTAAATAAACTCTCAATGTCTATACAATCCAATGAATTATCAGATAGTGTTATAGAAGGAAGAGTGAACAACGTTTTAATTAAAAGAACGAAAAGAGTGATTGAATAACAACAAATTTTAAATTTTAAAAATTATGGAAAAAAAAGAAACATCTGGAGATCTTCGCTCGCAATTGAAAGCAATTCCTATTAAGAAATTGAAAAAGCGTATAGATGAAGATAATGAAAACATTGGCGCTTATTCTACTAATGAATATTTAAATCTTGAAGACGGAAAGACTTTGAAAATACGTATTTTCCCTGCTCATCCAGGAGGTGAAGATTTTTACATTTCAAAGAAATGTTATTGGCTTACAGTAATTGGCAATGATGGAGAACCAAAACGTACTACTGTTCTTGATTCAAAACTTCATGGTGGAACAAAATGGGATTTAATTGAAGAATATACAAAATTTGCCAAAAGGAAATGGAGTAAAGATGTAGATAAACTTGAAGCTATTTCAGGAACCGGCATGAAGTCAAATAGTTTGAATCCTCAATATTCTTGGTTATGTTATGCTGATAGAGTAATTGGCGATGATCCACTTCGTGCAAAAATTTGGGAATTCAAAAAGATGGTTCGCGATTTGCTTAATAAATTAGCATTTTCAGAAGACGAAGATGATGCTATTGAAGTTGATCCGTTTACTGACGTTGATGAAGGTCTTCCTGTAATGGTTAAATACATGAAGAATCCTAATAAGAAAAAGGGTGAAAATTATTACGAAGTTTCGTTTCCCAAAAAAACATCTGCTCGTCCTTTGACTGATGATGAAATTGAATATTTTATGTCTTTGAAACCACTTACTGAAGTCATTTCAAAATATGGTATGAAAGATTTTGAAAAAGCTCTTGAAGGGCTACAAAATTTTGATGAAGAGCATGAAATTGAATTATTTGAAGATGACGATTGGTTGGAACATGTTGAAGAAATTAAAGCTCAATATGATGTTGAATCAGACGATGAAGATAGTAAATCTTTTAAGAAAAAAACTTCTAAAAAAGTCTTAAATAAAGAAGCAGACGAAGACGACGAAGAAGATGAAAAACCTGTAAAAAAATCTTCAAAACCTGCTGTTAAAAAAGTAGAAGTAGAGGAAGAAGAGGAAGAAGAGGAAGAAGATAAAGATATTTCAGATGAGCTTGATTTGGACGATCTTGATAGAGATGGTTTGAAGAAATATATCAAAGATAATGGACTTGAAATTTCTATTAAAAAATCTATGTCTGACGATGATATTCGGGAAGCTATTCTTGAAGTAAAATCAAATGAAAAAGAAGATGAGTATGAAGATGAAGAAGAAGAGCCAAAAGCAAAAGTTTCTCTGAGTGATATTCGCAAGAAACTTGCGGGCAAATAAAATAATTCATCTATTTGTTGTTGATTAATTTTAAACCAGCGATTGAAATATATCGTTGGTTTTATTTTATAAATGTTAAAAAAATATGAACAAAAATATTATTGATAAAATAGTACAAAAATTCAATAGCGAAGATATTATAAAATTTTCTGATAAAGACGGATTTAAAGACGTAAAAAGTTGGTCGCATACAGGTAGTCCTTCGCTTGATTATAATCTTCACACTTTTGGGTTACCTACTGGCATTATAGAAATTGCTGGAAAAAGTAGGAGTGGTAAAACAACTCTTGGATTAATGGGGATGAAATACTTTTTGAAGGAAAATCCGGAAGACGGAATAGCTGTTATTCTTTCAAGTGAAAATAGGGATAATAAAGAATATGCCTTGCAATTAGGAATGCCAATCAATAGGATAATCATTGTTAAAGTGAAATATGTTGAAGCTATGTTTATGCAAGTCAAAAAATTAATAATGGATGCCGACGAGATAATGAAAGAAATGAATATGAAACCTAAATTCTTTTTCATGTGGGATAGTCTCGGAGCAACTCTTTCTAAAGCAGAACTTGATACTATGGAGGAAAATACTAAACTAATGGAACAACAACTTCATAAAGGTACTGAAATTGAAGATATAAAATTGAAAAACGAAAAAATGATGTCTTTTGCTAAAGAATCTAAAAAATTCGCAAAGTCTATTATGTCTGAAATGTACACTCATGCTATTCATTTTGTAATTCTTAATCATCAATATGAACAAAGTACAATGGGCATTACAGTCAGAAAATCTACAGGAGGCGAGTGGGTAGAATTGCTTCCCTGTTTGAGGCTTTCTTTAAAACTTAAAGAACACGAAAAAATAGATGATGTGGAAATAGCTCAAATTACAGAAGTAAAAATTGTGAAAAATGATTTTGGCAGTCGTAAAAAAACTGATATAAGAATATTACTTGGATATGGCATAATTCTTTCACAAGAAGATATTGATTATGCTTGTGAAGTTGGAATAATTAAGAAAGAAGGAGCTAAAAAAATGATTTTCATGGATGGTAAATTAACTTGGAGTTCTCCAAGAGAATTATTTAAGAATTATTATGAACATAATAAATTTTTGACTATTTTACATAATAAAATTAGAAAATCTATGAAAAATGATTTAATTGAATTGCGTAACAATCTTATGAAATATGCCGATAATCAAGAAGAATAAAGTAAAAAATTTTAATTTAACAAAGTTTATTTTTTTTAAGGAGCGAAATTTTTTAAATAATACAAATGAATACGTATGAAAAAACAAGCTATCGGGATACTTGTAAATGATATTCATTTAGACAAAGACAATGGGGAGTTAGTGAAAAATATTTTCAATCAACTTATTAGTCTTTGTAAAGAATATAACACCAAAAGAATATTTTGTGGAGGAGATGTTTTTACAAATCGTTCCGGACAGCCTTTACAATGTTTAACTGATTGGAAGGATATATTACAATTATTGACTAATGAAAATATTGAATTACATATTATTCCAGGAAATCATGATAAAACTGATAGCGACGATGAAAAAAGTTATTTGGATGTTTATTCTGAGCCTTGCGTTAATCTTTATCGGTCTGGTGTTAGTAAGTTTATTGACGGTTGTGTCGTTACTTTTATACCTTATTTTAAAGATGAAAAATG